GATCACAACTCTTTCAATCAAACTATGTAAAGATTGAAGATATGTATATTACCAAGGATGGAACTCTTGGTGATGGTAGTAGCGGAGATGTTCTTGAAACAGATGGTTCCGGTAATCTTCGTTGGGTCGCAAAAACTGATTTTACTTTAGAGGACTTATCGGATTTTAATGCTGCTGGAAGTACGGGTCAAATACTAACACTACAATCTGATGATACCTTTGCAATGGAATGGTATAGTTGGAATGATCTTACAGATAAACCAACAAATATCTCAACCTGGACAAATGATTCAGGATATATTACAGATTATACTGTAACTGAAAGTGATGTAACAGCTCACCAAGCTGCATTATCAATTACAGAGTCTCAAATTTCGGATCTACAAAGTTATTTAACATCAGTAGCTTTTACTGATCTTACAGACTTAAATGCTAGTAGTGCTACTGCTGGACAAATTCTTACAGCTCAGTCGGATGGTACGTTTGCTTTTGACTGGGTAGATGTTACCTTAGATCCTGACGCACGAGTACAAACACTAGATTTTGTAGATTCCTCAGACGTAGTCCAAGCCACATTATCTTGGAATGAAATTGAGGGAACTTTAGATATTGCTTATGAAAATGATGTAATTTTACAAGTTGGTCAAGAGGAACATTTCTACGCAAAAGCTACAGAAGCAATTGCAAATGGAGACATTGTAATGTTTGCTGGGGCTCAAGGAGATCACCTTCTTATTGCAAAAGCAGATATGGGTAATTCAACTTTTGCCCCAGAGTTTGTAATTGGTGTAGCTACTCAATCATTTGCAAACAATGAATTTGGATACGTAACTTCATTTGGTAAAGTACGAGGATTGGATACAACAGACTATGATGAAGGAGATATACTTTACTTAGATCCAGATACTGCAGGGGGCTGGACTACTACAGTTCCTTCTCCCCCAGATCATATTATTCAAGTGGCCGCTGTTACACGCTCTCACGGTCAACACGGAACACTTTTTGTAAGACCCGTTCATAAACCAGATACTGATGAAGTACCTGAAGGTCAAACAAATCTTTATTATACAGACACTAGAGTAAATGCTCTATTTAGCAGCCTAGAAAGATCATTAGTTCCTGCTACTACAAATTTATATGATATAGGCTCCGCCAGTAAAGAATGGAAAGATCTATATGTAAAAACAATCGCATCAGATGCTTTTGACACTGATGGATCAAACATTGATATTGTTGGTTCCGCAACTATTGGAGGAACTACAACTATTGGAGGAAGTATACTTCCAGACGCAGATATAGCTTACGACTTAGGGTCAGAAAATTTTAGATTTAGAGACTTATATTTAAGTGGTAATAGTATTGTACTTGGAGGAATTACTTTAAGTTCTACAACAGATGGAAAGCTAGAAACTATAAATAATAGTAATCCTTCTGATCCTCCTATTGAATATTTAACAGATACACACAGTAAAGTATATATGAATACTTATACTGCAACAGCTAATCAAACAAGTTTTAATGCCACTTATGAAGATGGTAAAGTACTTGTATTTAGAAATGGTATAAAAATAGCAAACACCGAACTCACAGCAACAAACGGTGTATCAGTAACTTTATCGACTGCATGTGAGGCAGACGATGTAGTAGAGGTAATCGGATATTCATAAAGGACACGAAAGTGCATGAGATAAATAATGTTGGATCCAGTAACTATTATTGGAGTAGCAACCACTGCGTTCAAGGGACTGAAAGCAGCAGTAGAAGCCGGAAGGGAGCTAGAGGACTGCATGAGCCAGTTGAGTCAGTGGGCGGGTGCAGTAGCAGACCTGGACAAAGCGGACGAACTAGCGAAGAAAAACAAAAACTCCCTGTTCAAGTCGTTGATCCCCAAAGGTGGCAAGAGTATCCAGCAACAGGCTATGGACGCGTATACAGCAAAGTTACAAGTTCGGAAGCAGAGGGACGAATTAAGACAGTTGATACAGTATACACAGGGAGAACATGGGTGGCATGAGTTTTTAAGAATGGAAACTCAAATTCGCAAAGAGCGCCAAGAACTTGTATACAAAGAGCTTGAAAGAAAAGAAAAACTAAAAGACTTAGCAATCGGAGCAGCCGTAATACTACTTGGTGTCTTTACTATTGCAGGAGCTATTGCACTTATGTTAGCTATGAAAGAAGTACAAAATGGCTGAAGAAGAAGAAAAACAAAAATGCTATCATCCAGCCGATAGTAATGGGGATGGCATTGTAGATGATGAAGAACATCGTCTTTATATGGAATTTAAAAGAAAAGAGTTAGAAGATAAAGATGCTCAGCGAGATGCTATTCGTAAAATGGCATGGTTTGCATTAACCGGATTACTTGTATATCCTTTTGGTATTTTTTTAGCAGATGCTCTTTCTATGGGTAAATCAGCAGAACTTATTGCTGATATTGCACCTACTTACTTTGCATCAATCGCAGTACTTGTAGCTGCATTTTTTGGTGCTGACGCAATGACTAACACAAAGAAGAAATAATAAATGGCAATACAAATAAGTCGTTCGGATATTATAACGAACGAAATTGCAGAATTACAATCTGAGACACGATTTCTAAAACTGCCTACTGCTCCATACTTAGAGTTGTTAGGTGTCACACCACTTCCATCACAGATGGCGATTATTAATGCGATTAACAATCCGAAATATCGTTTTGTGTGTGCAGCAATATCGCGTCGTCAAGGAAAGACGTACATCGCAAATATTATAGGACAATTAGTGTCCTTAGTCCCAGGATCTAATATACTTATTATGTCCCCAAACTATTCGTTGTCTCAGATTTCTTTTGATCTTCAGCGTAATTTAATAAAACACTTTGACTTAGAGGTTAAACGTGATAACGCTAAAGATAAAGTTATAGAACTTACAAACGGATCAACAATTCGTATGGGTTCTGTAAACCAAGTAGACTCAGCAGTTGGTAGATCTTATGATCTAATTATATTTGATGAGGCTGCTTTAGCAGATGGACGAGATGCTTTCAACGTGGCACTTCGTCCTACGCTAGATAAAGATAACTCAAAAGCAATTTTTATTTCTACTCCTCGTGGTAGAAATAATTGGTTTGCTGAGTTTTTTGATCGTGGATTTAACGATGAGTTTCCTGAATGGTGCTCAATTCGTGCAACTTATAAAGATAATCCACGTATGTCAGAATCTGATATTTTAGAAGCTCGTAAAAGTATGTCAGATGCTGAATTTAGGCAAGAGTATGAAGCTGACTTTAATACTTATGAAGGTCAGATTTGGAACTTTAACCATGAAGAATGTGTCTCAAATAATGAAGAACTTGATACAAGTAAAATGGATGTATTTGCAGGGCTTGACGTAGGTTATAGAGATCCTACAGCATTTTGTGTAATTGCATATGACTGGGATGAAAAAAAGTACTATGTACTCGACGAGTATTTAGACGCAGAACGAACGACAGAGCAACACGCCGATAAGATTCGTGAAATGATTGAAAAATATGACATTGATTACATCTATATTGACTCTGCTGCTCAACAAACTCGCTTTGACTTTGCGCAAAATTACGATATATCTACTATCAACGCTAAAAAGTCAGTCCTCGATGGGATTTCTCATGTTGCTGGTATCGTTGATAATGATAGCCTTCTCGTAGACCAACGTTGTGATGAAGTACTTTCTTGTTTAGACCAATATCAGTGGGACCCAAATCCTAACTTAATGAAAGAAAAGCCTAAACATAATAGAGCATCGCATATGGCAGATGCAGTTCGATATGCATTATATTCATTTGAGACGGCAATGACTGGTTTCTAATGACAGGTGACCAAAAATAATGTTTGACAATTTATCTAACACACGATATAATTCTGGATATAAATATGAAAAAGCTCAAAAGAGATCCAATCAAATACGTTAGAGATCGAGCTAAATCAAAATATAAAAAAGATTCTGAGTGCTATATTTGCGGCGCGAAAACCGAACTAGATTTTCACCATTATAACACTCTAACTCAACTATTAAGGTCTTGGCTAGAAAAGAAAAAGAAAGAGAGACCTGAACACTACACGGATGAGTATATTGTTATTTGGCGTGATGAGTTTATAGAAGACTGCCACAAAGAACTATACGATGAGACAGTCACACTTTGTCATACTCATCATCAGCAATTACATTCCGTATATGGGAAGAACCCTAATT